CAACTGCGACCACTCCCGCGACAGCAACCGCGACTGCGACCACGCCCACAACCGCGACCGCGACATCGACTGCGACAGTGACAGCGACCGCGACCGCGACCGCGACTGCGACCGCGACCGCGACAGCGACAGCGACCGCGACCATACCCGCTCCCAAAACACAGGCTCGCAGTGGACGATCACGCTCCACCTCGCGACCGCGACTGCGACAGTGACTGCGACCGCGACAGCGAACCCGGACAAAATGCAGACTCGTAGACGATCATGTGCGCGGCCAGTCCGCTGGCTGGAGCGAGACAGCGCCCACGACCCATGACGACAGGTCAAGCGGGTGCTCCTCCGTGGCCGTCGTCGTGACTTCTCCGGCCGTGGACTCCAGCGACCCGAGCCAGTAGCACGGAGCCAGGCGCAGGATTGCTGCGCCTGCGCCCAGCTCGACCACGCTCAGAAGTCTCCCCCTGTAGTGATCGCGCACCCCGTCGATCATGACCCACTCGCCGATCTTGTCTGCGTGTCGCCCGCCCCCGCAGCGCCTGCGCGCCGCTAGGAGTCTATGCTCCGCGTCCTCGTCGCCGAGGGCGGCGTCCTGTTCCAGTTTTCTCATTTCAGCGTCCACTTTTATCCTCCACGCACGAGCACGGGGCTCCCGGCGGGATAGGCGGGATAGACGACCTCCCGCGAGAGCCCCCACACCCAGTTAGGTAGCCCAGACGCGATGGGATCCTCACTTGGCGTCATACGATCCTCGTGTTGCCGTCCCAATGTGGGTTATCCCGTTCGTATTTTCTCAGCATGGCCTTACCGGTGATCTTCTTCATCTCTCTGATGCAGTCTTGGGCAGCTGCTTCACCGAACAACTCACCTAGCTCGGTGATGGCGGCTTGCAGATTCTGGGCCTCAGCGTAGTCACCGTCTACCAGGTCTCTAGCCCAACATGGGTCTGGTAACTGATTACCGCTGTTCATCGTTAACCTCATAAATTCCCAGTGCTTTGCTTCGCACGCCGGTCTTCTTGTGCGGGTTGATTGCGCAAAGTTGCCCGAAAAAGTCTGGGTCACGTTCTGCGTCCTTTACCGACACGTAGGCACCGTCGATCAGGTAGCCCCAGTCACCACCTTCGACGAGCGGTCCGGTTTCCATACGCGTGACCGTGTCAGGCAAGACCTCGTCCACTGTGTGGAATACGCCATGTGGCATTGAGTTGACATCGCCTGCCCGATAGACACGCACACCAGACTCTCGTTCCCGTTCAGCAGTGTCCAAGTATGGAGCTGCATATCGTGTCTCGGTGTAGCCACCACTGAGGATCGTTGATCTGAAATAGTGCCAAGGGTGATTATGTGGATCCCGACGCGGATCTGGCCCGTGCCACCAGTGGATCTTGACAACACGCTGCTCACTGCGTTCGAGCACTAGCTCGGTCTTGTAGCAGCCGCCCTTGCCGTCTGGTATGTGCAGCGGTGGGACCGCGAAGTCCGCGTGTGCTAGTGGATTGCGTGTGCCTAGTGTCTCGCTCCTCATATCTACCGTCCCTTCGATTTGTAGGTTCCGTGCTCCCGCTTGGTAATGGGCATTGAATTACCGCACCAACAACACACGGAGTTACTCCCTTGTTCGTGACGACAATGAGCGTCGTCCCGCTCAAGCCAAGGCTTCCGGGTCTGCTCGTTGTGTATCCCGTGGGCTAGGCAGTGGTCTTGATCGAAGTTAGGCATCAGACGCGGCCACAATCGGTGTTCTGCATGACGGTGTTCTACCCGTCAAACGCCAGGGCGGGCCGGTCAGAAGCTGTTTACTGACCGACCCGCCCCACGTCACTCGCCACACTCGCGGAGTGGAGGCGCCGGGAGTTGCACCCGGGTCTACCTGATCATTCCACGCTGCGTCTACGTGTGTAGCCATCCTGTTCATCTCGGTTGAGTTCCCCGGTGGCCCGAGTTCCCATGACCAAGTCGCTGTTCATGTTTTCGACTTCCCACCCGCGACCGGTGGTCCGCTTATCCCATCTTGTGGCCTCGTTCCGTCACCTCATGGGTGGAGGATCAGGCGAGGGTCTGAGTTTCTAGCTCAGACGGTGACCAGCTGGGCGGGAGCCTCGACGGTCGCCATGAAGGCGTCCAACGAGTCATCGCTCAGCCAGTCGTTCTCGTTCGCGTTGGCAATTGAGAATTTTGGTCGATTTTGACGGAGCCTTCGACCAACTCCGACACGCAGCAATCGTTTCTTAATCGAGCATCGAGTCTAATTCGCCCCCTTGAATTCCTGCATCAGCCGTCAGCGCTGACGTGCTTCTGTTCTATCGATTGACCTTGGAGATGCCTAGGATGATTTTGGCATTTCGGCGGGCCACGCGGTCGCGCTTCGACTTCACGAAGCGACGGTTCATCAACTGCCACGCCTGCTCGTTTGCATCCCACGTCGATCTGACCGCATCGAGTGACACGCCCAAACGTTCGTCCGACTCGACCACGGTCTTCTGATGACGACGATGGGTTGCTTCCAGGCGTTTGAGCGTAGCCTCAGCCGTCTGCTTCGCTTCACTCAGCGCACGCTCAAGCTCATCGATCCTTCGTTCCGCCGACTCATGAGCGACGAGCGCTTCGCTGATCTGCTCCTCACTGCGCTTACGATTCTGCGCCGACGTATCACTCTCGATACTCTTGAAGGCAGCGACTGCGGACGCAAGAGCTGCATCGGCGTCGATGGCTGAATTCCGATTTGCTTTAGCCTGCTCGCGCAGAGCTAGCTGATCGCGTCTCTTCTCTGCCCGAAGGTGTTCTGCTTCGAGACGTTCTGCTTCGAGACGTTGGCGGCGGATCTCACGAGCTTCCTCGGGACTTCCCGTCATTCCCATTTGCTTGGCTGCTTTATCACTCACGCGCAATCGCATTGGGTTACTCCTTGTTGGCGTGTTCTACCCGATGATTCCACCGAAAAGACGATCAACATCTCCAACGAACTGGAGTTCCGCAGGCGGAGCTTTGAGCCCGTGGATATCGGAAAGAGCGTCGACCGGGCCGACAACCGTCCGCCAGCTGGCGCGAGCGGCTTGCACGACGTCAACAAGCGAATCACCTCGGTCGCTCATCGCCACGGTGAAGTCCTTACCCGCGTCGATCTTGAAGAACTTGTCCCTCACGTCGACGACGAACTTATTCCGGGGGGCGACGAGGATGATCTGATCTCGGTGGAAGATCACCATCACCGAGCGGTGCTTGAGCCACTTGATCGCCTCGTCCGTTGTCATCGATCTGCCCTAGTAAGCCGTGTGGGTGCGTCCGGCGCCGCCGTCCTTGCCAGTGCCAGCCTTGATCTTGACGCCGCCGACGACCTTGCCGAGCAGATCGTTCGCGTTCATCAGGTGGTAGCTTCGGCCTTCGACCGTAATCTCGATCATCGAGCGGAACTGCTCGAACAGCACCACGTCGTTGACCTTGACAAGCATCGGACAGTGCTCTCCGTTGCCCTTCATCAGGCCAGGACCGGCAGCGACGACAACACCCGTCATCGTGCGTTCCATCGCGCTGTCCACCAGGATAATACCGCCCTCCGAGATTTCTTCTCGATCCGCGCGCTTGATCGCAATGCGGTCGTTGAACAACGCGATGGGGAACTCGGCTTTGGACCAGTCACGCTCAGGGGGGAGTTCCTTCTTGAGAACGGCCCCGCCGGGAGTAATGAGTTGTGGTGTATCAGTGGTCATCGGGATCGCTCCTGCTGGTGTTTGCGGCAGGATAACCGAATCCATTGGCCAATGGCGACTATGAATCGTGAGGCAGAGCCGCCTCGATTTGCGCTCGGAAGACGGAGTTTCCCTCGCCGGCCCGAAGAACACCCGTCAGCGCTGACTGCGCGGTCAGATAGCGGGAGTAGAGTTCTTCCGCCTCTGGGGTCTCCAGTTCGATGCGTTCACCCATCTTGGCGAGACGGTCGATGGCGCCGAGCGTCGGCGGCTCCACGGTACCACCGGCTTCTCGCACTTCGCGCACGAACTCAGATGCTATTGCAGAGGACATGTTGGGGAGATCGACAGGGGCTCGGTCAGCCAGAGCCTTGGCGTCTCTGAGGTTCAACCCTGTGGCCTGGCGAATGGCTTTGATGACTGCGATCTTTCGCTGACCGCAGTGTATGAGCCGTGGGGCACCGGTTGGGACGCCGGAGTATTCCTCGGCGGTTGCCTTGGACAAATCGTCTAGCAGCGCGATGACGGTTTTCTTCCAGCGCGGCGCGATCTGAAACTCTACAGCGTCGACCTTGACGATCATTACCCTCTCCTGGATGAGTTCTACCCGCGCTGCGCTGATACTCGCCATGACGCCCTTCTAATCGGTGTCACCTGGAAGCTTGATCTTGATGTGGTCGCCCCACCGCTCGGTGGGAGGGCTGTAACGCTCAGACGTCAGCCACAGGCACCCCTTCAGGTTGTGCGGCCTCTCGGAGGGGACACTGATCATGCCGTCAGTCATGGCGATTACAGCACCCTCGAAGCCGATCTCTTGAAGGTAGTCGAACGCGGGATTGAAGTCTGATCCACCGCCACCCTTCATCTCGAACTCGTGAATGTCCTCGACCTCCATCGCCGTGTGGACCGCTGCATCACACGAAATCGCGAGGATCTCGCTGCCCATCTCTTCCAGGATACCCTGAGCTTCGGAGAGCCCAGCCCTGCACTCGGCGTCGCTCATGGAGCCCGACGTGTCGAGCAAGAAGCAGACGTCAGCGGTGCCGCCATTAGCAAGCCCGGGAAGGATCACATTCATCCCATAGGATCGGCGCGAGGGACGACGGAACGAGTAGTCGTCTGGCTTGCCATTCTCGCCAGCCCACCGACGGAGAAGTTCCTGCCACTCCAGCTGGGGGTGGAGTAATTCCTGGATCCAACGTCGGAGTCCGGCAGGCAGACTCCCCTTGCCTTTGGTCTGCTCATGTTTCTGTTGCGCCGCCGCGATGTTGAGCTTCCAGTTATTGTCGATGGCGCGCTGCGCGCTCTTGCTCCCATTTGCCGCCTGCTGCCCCTGCTTGGAACTGTTCAGGTCATCGCGGCAGTCGTCGTAGCCGTCGTTGCCACCGTTGCCACCGTTGACGTCGATGGTGACCTCACCGCCGCCACTGGTCTTGACCTTGGTGACACCGGGGGTCCCAGGGTCACCCCTCATGAGGTAGGCATAGATTTCCTCCATCGCCATACCGTGGAACTTGGGATCGTCGAGAATACCGTCTGGCGCTTCGAGTTCACCTTTACCGGTCTGCTCGACCCAGAAGTTGAACGACAGGTCGTGCGCGATGTTCGCGAGCGAGTGGTTGCGCGTCCCACGACGCTCCCAGAAGCGCATAGCTGGATGCAAGACCTCGTGGGCAATCACCCAAGCTTGTTGCTTGGCCGAGAGACCGTTGAAGAAATCGTAGTTGCAGACGACCGTTCCGTCTCGGCTGATACCGGCCGTGGGCACACCGTCCTGCGGTAGCGCCATGCGCGGCCGAAGTTGCATGGCGAGGTAGCCGAAGAAGGGAACGCGGGAGATGAGCCGCACGCGGGCCTTAGAAACCCAATCTCGGAGTTCCGTTTCCATTGCTTGTAGTTGATCAGCAGTGAAGACAACGTTCGCGTCCTGCTCAGTAGCCTTGTCGCCATTCATGGTGTTCTTCTCCTACCCTCAGAACGAGCCGAGCGTCAGCAGATGACACTCGACTCGTTCTTTGAGCCTGCTTTTCTTACTTGACCGACGCCGCGAAGAACTTGAGAACACTGAGAACACGGGGGTCCTTCTTATTTTGGTCAGCCGCGTCGCAGAGCGCGTTGACGTCGCCGCCATTGGCCTGGAAGACGCTCACGCCAGCCGCGCAGCCCTCGCGGCCACCGTTCTTGCTGGTGTGGTGCAGCGCCAGAAGGAGCTTGAGGTAAATCTTCTTGTCCTTGCCCTGGTTGAGCGCTGCGTACTCGCCGAGCGCGGTGACCATTGCGTGAAGCTTGTCTGCTTCCTTGGGCGGATCGGGCAACCACTTCTCGGGATCGTCGAGAACCGCCTTCGGGTTGGGGAGTTCCTTCTGGAGCTTCACGAACCCGCAGAACTCGGCCGCGATTCCTTCGCCGACGAGCCCGCCGCACGCCTCTTGAAGAGGACCGATATCGCCCTTGCCGAAGGCGACGGACGCCGTGTAGATACGACAGACGTTCTCCCACGATCTCGGCGTCGCGAATTGCCCGTTCTCCTTGCAGCCCTTGTCCGGAGTCTGCGTGAAGAACGACGGCTTGTAGGTCAAGAACGACCCGACCACGGCCGGGTAGCCCTTGGACGCGGCCCAGTACATCCACTCTTCCAGGTCGGGCTCCAGGTTCAGGAGCATGACACGATTGCGAAGCGGGGAGGGAAGCTCGCGGGCGCCGGCCTTGTCACTCGCGCGATTACCCGTGAGGATGATCCGCACGTTTGGCGAAAGCGCGAATGCACCGACGCTGCGCTCTTGCACGAGCTGGAAGCATGCGCACTGGACAGCCTTGCTGGCCTGCGTGATGTCTTCGAGGATTAGGGTACCGTGGACGTCGCCGCCGAGAATGGCGAGACGTTCCGGCGGGAGGAACTTGGTGACACGGGTCCCATGCTGCTCGACAGGGAACGGGACACCGACGATGTCTTCGGGGCCGTGGCCGGTCAGTTCCCAGCGCGAGATAATTCCGTCCACACCCTGTGCAGCGGCTATGGTGCAAGAGAGTACGGACTTGCCGATCCCCGGCGGACCGAGGAAGAAGAGCGGCACCTCCTTGGGAAGTGCGGCAGCGTAGTCGAGACACTCCTGAAACTTCATTTCGCAGGCTCCGTGGGCTTGGTTGTCGTAGGTTCTACCCCCGACCTTGTGTCGTAGGCTCACCCTGCGAACGTATGTATCCCCATGGGATGACAAGAAGTTCTGGAATTATTTCTAAGTCGTGACGCGGTCGTTGCTACGACGACGCTTTGTTCCAGCAGCTTGGGCAGAGGGCTTGGTAGACATCGCTACCTCCGATAACCACTGTCGCTGGTTTCTTCCCTGCGGTGAAGAAGGATCGTGTCGCGGTTCCAAGGCTTTTACAGTGGTCACAATCGCTCAGACACCAGACGATGCGATCAGCAAGCGCCATGAACATCGGCATGACGCCCCCGAATATCGTCAGGTCGGATGTCGCGCAAAGACCGCTCACCAGCACGACCGTGTTCACGCGAATCTCCTGCACCAGCGCGATCAACAGGTCGTCAGACTCGCTCGGGAAAAGCATCGGCTCGTCAATCCACAGAACCGACGCGCCTTCAGCTGCTGCGCTCAGGTCAGCAACGTCATCGATCTCGATGGACGGGAACCGGTGGGTTGTCTTAGTGACAAGCATTCCCGGTTCCTCGCCTTGCTCGGGACGCACGGCGACGGACGGGCGCACGAGCACGACATCGTGGCCCAGTCGGAGGTATCTCCTGGCTCGTAGAAGGGCCTTGGTCGACTTCCCGCTATGCACGGGACCGACCCAGACAGTCATTTCCTTCATGGAGGAGGCGGTCCGGCTTCCGGGTCGTAGTGCCCATCCCTTTGGAGAGCCTGGCGCATTTTCTCGCGAGCGATGTCATGGTTTGGCGGACGGCGCACCTTGCCATTGAGCGGCTCAGGCGGATGCTCCAGAGAAGCGTCAAGCATCGTGATTTCGTAGTGCGTACCGCATGGGGGAATCTCAGGCAGGCGCGTAGCGACGATCCCCGCTCGCTCGTTCACGCCCCAGGGATCGTTCACGTCGATGGCCCAGTGGACCACTTTGGTGATCCCCTGCTCCTCGATCTCCTGCTCGTAGGTGAAGAAGACCTCGTCGATCTGACTGGTGATCTTGCCGACCACGTTCCTGATAGCGCCTCGGAACCCGACGAATCGGCGCTTCGTCTTGATCTTCGGCCGTCTGCTGACCTTCTTGTAGCTGACGACAAAAGGTACGCTTCCTCGTTTGACCGGAGGTGTGTTCGCCGTCACCGACTTGGCTGATTTGGTTGCTGACTTGGGGTCTGTCTTAGTCATTCTTGGAGCACTCCGCGTCCGAGACTGTAGCCCACGTCGAAGGCGTGTGCGAGGACTACCTTCACAGCGTCTCCTTACAATCGCGCGAAGTCGCGCATGAAGCGCACTTCGGCGCTAAGAGCCTCGTTAATCCGCTCTACGACCTGACCATAGTCCTCTGGGAAGTCGGTCCAGTCGAACACGACCACTCGGGTAAACCGGCTCATGGCGTCGGCCAAAGCGTCATGTTCATCGTGCAGCCGCTTCAGGTAGTCAAGCGGAACACCCGATTCCTCCTCGCGCCCGCGTTGCTTGGTGCGCTCATGACACACCTGCGGACCAGCACGCAAGTAGATCATCAGGTCTGGGTAGCGCAGGAACCGCTTGATATTGCCGAACGAGTCGGCGTAGATGTCCCACTCCTCGGTCGTCATGTTGCCATCGAGATGAACGAGGCGACCGAAACAGCCGTCACTGTAGATGTCGCGGTCCTGCACGACGGTCACACCGTTCGCGACAAGCTCAGAGGCCAGCGTGTGCTGTTTGAATCTCTCCTTGAGTGCATACATTTGGAATGTAAACCCCCACCGCGCGGGATCAGCGTAGTAACGCCCAAGAAGCGTCCGGAATGCAGGCTTGTCCACAGGCTCTTGCATGATATGAGTGCGGTCGCCCAGCAACCCACCGAGTGACGAACAGAACGTCGACTTACCAGTCCCGATGTTGCCATTGACCGTGATGAACTTACCCGTGTGCGAGTTGTCCATGTGAGCGGACGGTGGCAAAGGTTCGGTCACTTGATTTTCCTCTCGTCTTTACGCGGCGATGCGGCTGCCGTGAATCACCTCAGCCATTGCTCAGTGCCTCATACGAATATCGCTTGAAGCACTTGCTGCATGTGATCTTCTTACCCGTTGCTTGCGACTGTTTGAGAGTTGCTTCAGCAATGAGCTTGATCTCACCTCTTGCTTTGCAGCTGGGACAGAATACAGCACCACTCGTCAGCGCTGACAGGTGTTCCTTGCCCACCGTGCCCACGCGCGCCTCGGCGATCTTCGCGTAGCGCGCGTCGAGTTCGCAGGTGATGAAGTTGTAGCCCAGTCGCTTGGCGGCTACTGCCGTGGTGCCCGTGTTTCCGCACCAGGCGACTTTCCCGTTTCTCTTAACGAGGAGTGTGTGGTGAGGAGGCACGACAACACAATGGACGACACCATTAAAGGGCACCTCAGTTCGCATCTTCTTCGTCGTAACCTTTAGTTCCTTGGCGTAGCGAGCGCGAACAGTGTACTGAACGCGCTGATTGATGATTAGCCGGTCACCGATCCGGTGTTGTTTCCTTCGACGTGCCGAGATCGTCGCAGCGCGTCCAAGTCGGATCATCAATTCGGCGACGTCGTCAGCGAGTCCAGGGCTGCACGTGAAGTAACACTCTCGACCCCCCATAGTTTCGCAACCGTCGCCGAGCATCAAACCCTCGTAAAGGGCAGTCAGATTCCTCGGACCTAGGTTCATGTAACTGCGAGGAATCCGGCGTTCGTGCTGGTAGCCAACGGCGGCACAAGCTGCGTGCATATTGCGCTCTTGGAGAACGAAGAGTGTGAGATCACCGTAAGTGTGCTCCCGCTGTCTACTGACGTTTCCTAGCGCATGGAATACGTGACGAACCGCGTTCACAAACTCTGCGGACTTACTTTGCTTGACAAGCACGCCATAACCGCGTTTGCGATTCACATGGCCCTCGGCCACGTACAAGCCAAAGAAGCGCAACCACTCGTCAGCCGGGAGTTCGATCTCTCCTACGCGCAAAGTATCGACGTTTGGTGCGGACCAAATCGCCTGATTTGGAATGTGATAAACAGACGCTACCGCTTCTTCTGAAGGAACCAACACCGCTTCTTCTGCGTGGTGCTCGCGGAACAACATGTTGTGGTTCGGCGTCACTAGCAAGTCGACAGATCGTCCCTGGTAATGGTGCATCCCGCCGACATGCTGTTTGCGAATCAGCGCCGACGGGCTAACGAACATAATTTGACCGTCAGCTGATCGTGTCGCGTAAAGGTCTTCCTTGGTCGCCTTGGGCCACGGGACAAACCCGCGCTCGGTAAGAACTTCCGTTTGCGAGTCGTAACAACCGCAGAAAGGATCTACGACAACGCCACCAGGTTGAGTGACGAGCTTGATGAGATATTCCATCAGCTTGATCGGCTTTTGAGTCGGGTGACTGATAACCTTATGCTCCTTGTGCGTCTCGAACGTTCCCTTGCTGTGCTTGAAGACCAGGTCGCAGTCCTCGCAATAGGCCCAGCGACTCTTGGTTGCAGCCTTCGGGCAATAGAAGAAGCGGCTACCCGCGTCACGCTGGCGATCAAGCTCGGCTACAGGGCAACCTGATCCACAGACCCAGTCCTCGATGGACTCCTCGGCAGACTTTCGCTCCACGAGATCATCTTGGCCGGAATG